CAAACATGCATTTAAAAGAATTGTTTGGAAAGGAAGAAATTCCTTTTCATGTAGATTATGATGATTTAAAAAATTTTAAAACAGGTATTTTAAATTTTAGTGATGATGGCGGCACAAGACTTAAAATTAACAACAATAAATATTCAATAAAGGCAAAAGAAAATAGGTTTTTATTAATGGATGGCAATACTTTACATACAACCATAAGGAATGATAAATTAAGCAGAAGATATTTATTAAATTTAAATTATATACCCTATGAATCTTAGCCGTAACTTTACTCTTCAAGAGCTCATCAAATCAGACACTGCTGTCCGTAAGGGCATAGATAATAACCCTAACTCAGATCAAATAGAAAAACTAAAATTATTATGTAATAATATTTTACAACCCGTCAGAGATCATTTTGGTCCGGTAGTGGTGACTAGCTGTTATAGATCTCCAGAGTTGTCAGTTGCAATAGGCAGTTCAATTAATAGTCAACACTGCGATGCGGAAGCCGTTGATTTTGAATGTCCAAAAGTAGACAACGCTGAACTTTGTGATTGGATATATAAGAATCTTAATTTTGACCAAATGATTCTCGAGTTCTATAAAAAAGGAGAACCTTCAAGTGGATGGTGCCATTGTTCTTATATTGAAGATAAACCTAGAAAGCAGTTCTTGCATGCATTTAGAGAAGATGGTAAAACTAAGTATAAACCAATTTTAGGGAAGGCAGTAGATTTATAATGGCAATAACTAGAGGACAAATACCAGCTCAAATAGATGGTAAACTTCGAGGAGCTAGAAAGAAAAAAGCACCCTCAGGATATCATTACATGCCAAACGGCAGGCTTATGAAAGATACTGAACATGCGAAAAAAAAATCCAATAGCAAAAAACCTAAGGTCTTCAAAGTTTAAGCTAAAAGTGATACAATCCAAGAAATTGTATAACCGTAAAAAGGATAATAATGGCCACTTCAGGAACCACAACATTTGATTTATCTATAGAAGAGATAATACAAGAAGCCTATGAACGATGTGGTATGGCTACTACTAGTGGACATAGTCTTAGATCTGCTAGAACAAGTTTAAATCTTTTATTTGCAGAATGGGCCAACAGAGGTATTCATTTATGGAAAGTCTCTTTACATGAAAACCAACTAGTTTCGGGACAAGCTGAATATGCTGTCGATTCTGGGGTTAGTGATATTTTAGAAGCTTTTGTATCTAGTACTGGCGCAGGTGCAAACACAGTCAATACTCAAGATGTATCATTAAGTAAAATAGATAGATCAGCTTATGCTGCACTACCTAATAAACTTGCAGTAGGACAACCTTCACAATATTACGTTGACAGACAAGAAATACCAAAAATATATTTATACCAAGCCCCTAATTTAAACACTTACACTTATTTAAAATATTACGTTATAAAAAGAATTCAAGATGCGGGAGCATACACAAATGATGCTGATATTGTATTTAGATTTTTACCCTGCATGGTTGCAGGACTTGCTTATTATTTAGCTATGAAAAATGCACCTACACTTGTGCAACAAAATAAATTAATTTATGAAGATCAATTAAAAAGAGCTTTGGATGAAGATGGTCAAAGAGCTTCTACATTTATTACTCCACAATCATTTTACCCTAATGGAATATAATAATGGCTAAATGGGCAACAGGAAAAAGAAGTCTAGCAATATCAGATAGATCAGGTATGGCTTTTCCATATACTGAAATGGTAAAAGAATGGAACGGTTCTTTAGTTCATTATTCTGAATTTGAACCTAAACATCCTCAAATTAGAAGAAGACATTTTACTGCTGATGCAATTGCTTTACAAAATACAAGAGTAATGACTTTTCAAACACCAAAAGATATATCAACTATTAATCCACAAGCACCCAATGATAGTACGGTTGCAAGCTCCGGAGGACAAGGAATGGCGACAGCTAATTTATCATTACCAGGTCAATTTNCTTTTCAAACACAGTATATAGAAGTAATTAGAGATGGAGTAACTACGATTTTACATAGCATGGTTCCAGAAGACCCATCTCTTCAAAATAGAAGAAGACAATTGATTGCAACTACAGGAACAGTAACAGTGAGTATAACATAATGGCTATATCTTATTCATCTTTTTTAACACAAGTTCGTAACTACACTGAAGTAGATAGCAATGTTTTAACCGATCAAATTATTCAAGATTTTATAAAATCTGTTGAGCTAGATGTTGCAGGGAAAGTTGATTATGATGATTTAAGAAAATATGCCACCTCTAATTTTACTGCAGGTAACAGATATGTTATTTTACCTGGTGATGCTATAGTAGTTCGATCTGTTCAACTTATTGACAGCAACAACAACAGAATTTTTCTAGAAAAAAGGGATACGAGTTATATCTCAGAATTTGCTCCAAATAGTTCAACAACGGGTACACCTAAATATTGGGCTAATTGGGAAGATAATGTTCAACAAGGTCAAGTAATTCTAGTTGCACCTACACCCGCAAGTGCAGATACTGTACAAGTCAATTATATTAAATCACCTCCAGAATTTACAAGCACGACTAATACTTATATTTCCACACATCAAGAATCAATGTTGTTGCATGGAGTTTTAAGAGAGGCCTTTGGTTATCTAAAAGGGCCCATGGATATGTACAAGTTGTATGAAACAAAGTATAATGAAGAGATACAGAATTTTGCATTACAGCAAATGGGTAGAAGGAGAAGAGCGGAGTATGATGATGGTGTACCTAGAATACAGGTTGCTTCACCGACTCCGAACACATAAATTAATTAAGGAGAATAATTATGGCAATAACAACAAACGCAATTTGTAATTCTTTTAAAAAAGAATTACTACAAGGAAAACATGATTTTGATGCATCATCTGATACGTATAAATTAGCGATGTACACGAGTTCAGCGACTTTAGGAAAATCAACAGCAAACTACTCTACTAATCCGGGTGGTGGGTCTAATACTGAAGTAACCTCATCTAACTATACTGCCGGTGGCGGTGCTTTGGTAAACCAAGGTGTTAAAGTTTCATCATCAATAGCTATTACTGATTTTGCTGATTTATCATTTCAAAACGTAACTCTTACAGCAAGAGGTGCTTTAATTTACAACACAACTACAGACGGTGGTTCAAATACTACTGATGCTGTTGCTGTGTTAGATTTTGGTGGAGATAAGACTGCAACTTCTGGAACTTTTACAATCCAGTTCCCTGCATTCACTACTTCCGCTGCGATTTTAAGAATAGCGTAATAAATAGGAGTTAAAATGGCTTTGGTAGTAAACGATAGAGTTAAAGAAACATCAACCACAACGGGTACAGGTACTTTTAGTTTAGCAGGAGCAGTATCTGGTTTTGAAGGATTTGTTGCTGGTATTGGTAATTCTAATACAACATATTATGCTATCGTTAACAGTAATGGTGAGTTTGAAGTTGGTTTAGGAACTGTAACAGATGCAGCTCCAGATACACTTGCTAGAACTACAATTATATCATCATCTAATAGTGATTCTGCGGTAAACTTTGGTGCAGGGACAAAAAATGTTTTCTGTACTTTACCAGCATCCAAAGCCGTTATCCTAGACGCAAGTGGAAACATTAGTGCAAACAATGGAGTTAACCTAACAGCATTAAATGCAACACAATTAACTTCAGGTACAGTGCCTGATGCAAGATTTCCATCAACACTTCCAGCATTAAATGGTTCTGCTTTAACAAATTTAAACGCAACTGCTTTAGCAAGTGGATCAGTAGCTTCCGCAAGATTAGCCGATGACTCAGTAACACTAGCTAAGATGGCATCAGGAACAGACGGAAATATTATTTCATATGATGCATCTGGTAATCCTGTAGCAGTAGCCACAGGATCAGACGGACAAGTTTTAACTTCAGCAGGAGCAGGAGCTCCTCCAACTTTTGAAACACCTACAGTTGGAGATATTACTTCTGTTGTAGCAGGTACAAATTTAAGTGGTGGTGGCACATCAGGCGATGTTACAATTAATTTAGCTGACGCTTCTACGTCTGCCAAAGGAGCTGCATCATTTAGTTCAGATAACTTTGCTGCTAGTTCTGGTGCAATAACAATTAAAGATTTAGGAGTAGCCACAGCAGAAATTCAAGACGATGCAGTAAGTCAAGCTAAGATAGCAGATGATGCAGTAGGTGCAGACCAACTTGCAGCAAACGCTGTAGTAACTGCTTCAATTGTAGACGATAATGTGACTCAAGCTAAGATTGCAGACGATGCAGTAGGTGCAGATCAACTTGCAGCAAACGCTGTAGTGACTGCTTCAATTGTAGATGCAAATGTGACGACTGCTAAAATTGCAGATGCGAATATAACTGTTGCCAAAATGGCAGCGAACAGTGTCGACAGCAATCAATACGTTGACGGTTCAATAGACACAGCCCACATTGCAAATGATCAAATTACGAATGCCTTAATGGCAGACAATGCTATAGACACGGCTCAGATTGCTGCGAGTGCCGTTGAGACAGCTAAAATAAATGACGATGCAGTGACACTAGCAAAAATGGCTGCAGGTACAGATGGTAACATAATTTCTTATGACACTTCAGGAAACCCAGTTGCAGTAGCAACAGGAAGTTCTGGACAAGTTCTAACTTCAGCAGGAGCTGGAGCAGTACCATCTTTTCAGACTCCAACAGTTGGAGATATAACTTCTGTTGTTGCGGGTTCAGGTTTAACAGGTGG